CTTTACACAAGTAACAGCAGTAGACTGTGGTATATTAAGTTGCTTTGCCATAGCTGCGTTAGTCTGCACTGCAGTATCACGTAATACTTCTAGCATCACCTCAAGTGTATTACCTGTTGTAGATGTAAGCTTGTTGTCCATGATACCTGTCAATGATACACCAAGCAAGCGTTCTTCCTCTGTGTTCTTCTTCCATACATTACGTAAGTATTTGAAGTTAGTCAACGTAGCTTGGAACGTACCCAGAATAGTAGCTAGGCGTACCTTTTCCTTGAGTGTGTCTACTGTGTCACTCTCACGCACCACTACCTCTGACAAATTACAGAACTGGTATGGGCGTAAGATTATCTCACTGCAAGGATTACACCCAAAGTCATGGTCAGTCTCACGTCTACCATTCTTAGCAGCTTGCTTGATAGCTGACTGCCTGTTGAAGATGCCACGCTCACCTGACTTGCTGTCGTACAGAGACAACCACTCACGCATGAATGTACCCATCTCAGGCTTAGTCTTGTACGCTACAGAGTTATTAGCCAACGCACGTTGTCCTTCATTCTCCCACCACTGACCTGACTTGGCATGTGCCATCTGGTCATCATTGAGATTAGACAATGAAATCAACGCACTGCGGCGTACACCGCCTACGACTACCACTTCACCAATCTTACACATGATGTCATGGCACTCAATTGGGTATAGCCGGCGCCCTGCTGCACCTTTAAACTTCTGTACAACGAACTCAAACAACTCAACCAATGGCTGTGGACCTGATGCCCTACCACCAAATGTCTTGAGTCTCGCACCAGCCGGACGCACATCAGACACGTCCCACTTAGGAACTTGGCCTGTGTACAGCATAGCAATCAGTTCTTTGAGGGACTTTGCCCATCCAGGTCGGCTGTCGCCAACTTTAATTACAGTGTCTGTGTTGTGAAATTCTTCCGCTACCATGGGTAGCTTTTCGATACAGTGGCGTTCCACTGAGAAGCCTACCCCTGTACCGCACATAAGAATATACATGGTCTCGTCAAACGCACGTGGGCTATCTACAGGTACGTACGAGCAGTTATATCCACCTACGTGGCAGCGGTCTAGTGCTGGACCAGCGGTCATCAAGGCTCTCATGCTGGGCATGATTGACTGGCTTAGTACAGCTTCTTCCAGTTCTTTCTTTAGTGCAGGCTGAAGCTTATAGCCGTGTTTATGATGCAGATGGTCAGCCATATAATCAAAATATCTGGATACAGTCTCACTCCAAGTCTCCCGACGTTGTTCATCTTCCTTCCATCTCGCGTAACGAGATAGGGCAATAAAATTCTGATAATCTGTAGGTAATTGGTTATTCATGTGTCATCCTCACGCTAATTTTAGCAGGTTTGATACCTTCAACATCAAACAGTAAATCTTCTATGTAGTCTTTTACAGTATCAGAAATTTCATCAACGTCAGCGTTAAATTCATCTAAATCAATAGAAGCAGATATTGTAATGCTAGCTCTTATCTTCCTGCTCATTTTCTAGTTCCAAAATTAAACGGTCTAAATAAAACCGCGCTTTCCGCAAGTCCTCTACAGACTTGCCTTTGTAGCGTTCACGCCACGTGTATTTGAGAGTATTACCTTTGCAATACCCTCTGAATTCTTCTGTAGTCAAAGCAGCTTTAATGGCTTCAATACACTCAATCCCATTCTTTTTGTAATGGGGTGGGTGATTAACCATGTCTACTTCTTTAAGTCTACGCTTCATATAAGCCTCGTGCTTTTCCATATTAATCACAGGAGTCCATGCGGGACATGTACGCAACGTACTTAGCATCTTCTTGGGCAGTTTTAATAACTCTTGTGTCATAGCCCAAGGATGGGTACATGCTGTAATATCTATCTATATCCTCTTGCAGTTCTGCGGAGCTGTCGGCTTCTAACCTACGTCTAACATCTTTTGGCATTTTCAACCACCTTTATTGATTCAGCAATTTGTTGTGCAATTTGAGGAACTATGGCGTTGCCTAATCCTTTAAGTCTGTCCACCCTTTTGGGTATCCCATTAGCCACTCTACCCACATCGGGTTCAGTTGTCCACCAGTTTTGCTCTGGTTGTCTGTGTGTTGCACTGCTACATCCAGCGTGTCCATCGACACCTTGCCGTTGCGTATCCTGCCACCCTGATAGCCGCCCTTGTAATCTCTGGTGGTTGGTGTCGGCCACATGCGTACTTGGTCCGCTAGATTTGCCCCGAACTTCAGGTCTGGATTCGTCTTGCTTATCCTGCGACCCTTCTCGTCCAGTTGCCTCGGTCCGCCCGTCACGTCCGTTGTCCTCGGTGTAGCCCACAATCCAGACTCTGTCCCTTCTGTGGGGAGCGCCGACGGAGCTAGCTGGAACAACAAACGTCCTTGTGGCGTAGCCTTTGGTTTCCAAGTCAAGGAGCACTTGGTCGAGCCCCAAGCTGATGTGACCATAAACGTTTTCGAGAACAACCCAAGAGGGTCTTTTGGATGTAATAATTTTAAGGATGTACGGCCAGATGTGGCGGTCATCTTGTGCTCCTTCGCGGCGACCCGCTTGGGAGAAGGGTTGACAGGGATATCCTGCTGTGAGGATGTCGCAATCGGGAACAAGGTTGTCTGGGTCATTAGCTAATTCCTTTACATCAGATTTAATAGGTACGTTATTCCAGTGTTGTTTAAGTATATTTCTACACCACGGTTCTATATCACAGAACATAACTGGGGTTGAAAGATTAGCTTGCTCAAATCCTAGAGCAAAGCCGCCGATACCACTACACAAATCTACGTGTCTCACTACACGACTCCTACATGCTGTTATAGTTTGTTTTCACTTTCCTTTTGTATAACACGCAACAAGTCCATACGGTCTTGATGCACAGCTATTTTATCCAGCTCACCTTGGATAGCCTCAAGTATATCTGAGTGCTCCCCGATGCCAACTGGATTCTCTAAATATACCATAATATTTGCCTTATGCAAAGCAATGCTGCCTTGTGCATGTGACGATAACGCTTTAATTATATTTGCCATTTAATGCTCCGTTAGGGTGACATCTTTGCCATCAGTGAGGCTTTCTTCACCAAACTCCAACACCGCGTCAGTATCTATAGTGGCTTGGTATGCCATACCTCGTGTTAGCAAAGTGTAAAATATTAAATCTTCTTCATCCATATTCGTTAATGGGTGATGATATATCTCAATTCCAAATCCATCGTTTCCATCTTCATGGCGTACGACAACGGCAGAATCACCTGGATTCAAGTCTACTGGGTTTTTTTCTGACATACGGCTACCTTTATAAAATGCTCTGCATCTACAACAGCAAGAGGCTTTTTGTGGTTCATTTTTACAATCAACAAAGGTTCTCCACCGGAGTCATGGCTAATTGCCTGTTCGTAATAATTATAAAGCGTAGTCATACGCTCTGTATTCTTACACTCTATGTCATAAGGAAACTGTACATAGGCGGCAGTTGACATCTGTACATCAACACCATTAACACCCATTGGGGTAGACCGGACATCCAGAGAAGTCACTTTCTTTAGAATATCTAGTAACTGCTCCGCCACCCAGTTCTGCAACTTACGACCCTTTGCTTTCGCTGACCTCACCGACATCCGTTTTTTCGGCACGGACTTCGTTGATGTGCTTCGCTGAGAAGGCACAGACTTGGCCTTCACAGTAGAGCGTGGGGAAGGGGATGCCTTCTTTAAGCTCCGTGATGAAGTCGTAGGCTTCCGCTTCAGTCGTTTTAAAGATTTTTGCTGACGCAGTGCCATCAGGTGTCCTGTACTGTATTGTCATGATTACGCCAGTAGTCTGTGATGTGTGTGTACCAGACGAACTTGGGGTTTTTGGATTTACTTGGTAATTGCTTTCTGAATTCCAAGTTTTCCCAGCAATGTTCTTTGTAGTCGCACCATGTACACTCAAACCCCAATACCCGATTTCCGGTTTCTTTCTTGTAGAAAGACTCTGGAGCATCAGAAAACTGTCGTTTAAACGGCTCAGTGGAGTTTGTTGCAGAAATAGATTTCTGTATTTTCTCATTTACTTCTTCCTTCTCCGTATCATTATCGGTGGCCTCAGTAAAAGCAATTTCTCCAGTAGATTTATTTAAAGCAATCCATCCTTTGAAAGGCTTTCCAGCGCCCATACCATAGCCAATACCTTGTGCTACGTAACCAAATGAATCTTTATCTTTAATTCTATTAAAGCCATCAGGCGTGTTGAACTTTTGCTCAAACGCAAATGGTGATGCAGTTTTAATATCCCAGATGCCGTCATCTAGTTCGACGTCATACTCACCGTGGATGACTGTGTCGCCAACTTGATGGGATACTTTTTTATGTTTAGATTTGATGTCGATACCAGCCGCTTCCATCAATGTGAACATGGCAGCTTCCATTAAGTCACCCATAATCATACGCATCTTAAAATCATATGATGGGGATTCTGGTTGTACGCCCTTGGCTTGCATCTGTAGCTGGCAGCTTGGCTTACCAATGTTACTCATACGCAATGTGAAGGCTTTATCTCTTGGAGTGAATTGCTTCTCCATAGCGTCACGTGCGTATTGTGCAAACCTATCAAGGGTGTGAGGAGACATTTCTGCCTCCCCACGAGCCGCCTTTGAAAGGAATGAAAGAAGGCGACTTTGATTTACATTCATGATGCCATTGACTCCGGTAAGTCATCGTTAAGTACATCATCCATTGTAACAGTGGTTGATTCTACGTCAACTATGTTTCCAGCGGAGCGTAATGCAGAATCATAATCCTTCATCACATCTTTGTTTTCGGACTCAATGTAAGAATTGAAATCCATCAACAATTGCTGGTCATCCTCAGTAAAGTCAAGTGGGCCATTCCCCACTTTAAATGTACCGACATAGTAAATCACAGAACCATTCTTTTCCTTCTTCAAGGAAACATCCATGTCATAATAAATGAATGGCTTGCGTTGGGCAGTCAACGCATCCAAAGGTACGGAGATAGGCATGAAGTTAGCACCGCGTGCTTTCCACAATACCGGCATACCCACAACTTCACGTTTCTCACCGCTAGCTGTCACCGCATCATTGAATGTAATCTTGCCAAAAAGCATACGGAAGCATTTAATATCTTTCTGCTTAGTGGCCTGTTCTACAGTCAGGTTCTCACGTTTAGATGATGGCACTGAACCACAGCGCATAGTTCCAATTGAGTCAGGAACCTCTGTCTGCGGGTACAGATTATTTGCCATAATCGACTTCCCTATGAACTCACCTTCAGTTTGGTCATAGTGAATATACTGATAACGTTGCTGAAACAATTGAAACTTAACTGTTTTAGCATAAATGTTTTCGCCATCCACATTAACTGTGAACGTACCCGATGGCAACGGATTACCGTTATCATCCTCAAAGTCACGATTAATTTTCAACACCGTTAAGCTGTTGTTGTTCTTCGGAGGCATTTCTTGTCCAGTAATTTGAGCCAACTGCTCAAAAGATAGACCTTTATTTATAGTAGGTAATGAAGTCATTTTTGACCCTTCCTTAGTTTGAATAGAGGTTTTATCACATTGCTTGTTGGTAGTCAAGCGTAAAAGTGTCCATGTCTAGCCAGTTTTTTCCTACCTCAACATCGACTTCAAGTGGCACCACCCACTTGACATTATATATCTCTTCAAAAGCCTTAGTCACACCGGTCATTGCATCATACGTAATCCTAGCAACAAGTGCTTCTTCACCAGGAAATACATCAAGAACTATAGAGTCGTGGACCGTATTGATGACAATAGACTTACAGCCATTATGTCTAAGTGCACTGTGCAACGAAAGCATTGCCAGCGGCACCAAGCAACCACCCGCCATACCTTGTACAGGGTAGTTCTTGATGGAGGGCGCTCCCGATGCAGCACCTGAAGCAAGGCGTCTAGCATCCGGAAAAGCGAATTGCTGACCAGTAAGCAGAGTGACACTATTATGTGAGATAGCTTCAGTCTGCAAATCTTGATGCCATTTAGCAAGCTTTGGGTAGTTGTCTGTAAACGCTTTGTAATAAGCCATCTCACTTGGTGTGCCGGAAGACCCTCCATAGAGAGGTTTGAACGTATGCGCTTTGGCGTCTGTTCTTTCTTCCTTAGTGACTTTAGCTTCTGGCTTATCAAAGATAACTGACGCGGTATATTTGTGAACATCGACACCATCTAAAATATCCTTAATCATATTTTCATCACCGCTCATCTGTGCGGCAACACGAAATTCAAGCTGACTATAATCAGCCTGTAAAATTGTACCGTTGTCAAACCTAGATATAACAACACGGCGCACTGGGAACGTGTTACCCCGTGGCTGGTTCTGAAAGTTAGGGTCAGATGAAGACAGGCGAGTGGTACGAGTA